CTCTGCTCAGTTCATCCGGTGAACGGACCCACCATTCAGGCATTACAGGTGGAGCTTCATATTGAGGACGCGCCCCGTTGATCGGGTTGAACTCCACAGCTTCACCGGACATATCAGACAGATCCGCAATGTCTTCAACGGAACCTTCTGGCACCCACAGCCGCGCATTGCCTGCCAGCTTTTGGTGCTCGATGATTGAAGACCAAGCTGCGTTGATAGCTGTCTGGATTGGAACAGCATCTGAGCACGGCGTATGACCAAACCACTTTTTAGAGATTGGCTGCACGCGGCACACTGCAAGGTTGAGCCGGTCAGTAAATGGGAAGTACCACGGCGACTCTTCGATAATCTCTTCGCCAACGACGGTAACAATCTTTCCTTCGCTCAGCGACGATGGGCGCTCGTAATAAGTGAAGACCATTGTGAGTTTTGTATGCGTTCCGGCGTCAGGCTGGTGAACGCGCCAGACAGTATCGACCGCGCGCCCGTCAGCTTTTGGCTCTTTAGCAAGATTCCAAGACTCCTGGACCTCCGTAGGAGGCAAAGCGCGGCCATGAATCCACCACATCGCGTGTTCTGCGTTGCGTGTTCCTGGCTCTACAGCAATTTCATGGATCGGAACAGCCGTCAGCGACACGTCGCCAGTGTGAATAGCGCGGCCAGATTCGTCCATAGCAACGGGAGTGCCTTGAGAATCGTCCCATTCCACCATGATTCCGGCTGCACCGGCCTGCCATACGTCTAAAGCGTTGTCGTACCGGATGTCTTCCCAGTGCTGACGCCTTGCAGTATCAAGCAAAGCCTGCTCAGATACGCGTGCTGCTTGCATCGCCATGTCATCTGGCGAGTTCGGCGGCACTTCAAACTGCAAATCGCGTGACGTAAGCTTGGCGAGAAGCCGGTGAGTGTCGGGGCCAATCTTGTTGACGGTCGCGCGGACCCGATCTGGATTGCGTGGCATCTCTTCCAGACGCCCAACACCCTTGTTCCAACGAAGCCAATGCTTGTTATTGATGAACTGCTCATTAATGGCAGCTTGCTCGCGCACAGACTGCGTAGCACGAAGAGCGCGATCCCAACGTCGCCGCACTTCTTTGGGCGTAATCTGTTTTTTGTCTTCACGGTCGGCTTCACCAACCATTGGACTCACAGGTGTTGCCGCCCCTAAAGCTGCCATTTCACTCATCGTTTACCTCACAAGCCAACTTGTTCGTGTACTACTCTTGGTTCTGTTGGTCCGGCCCCACTGTTGTCAATCTTTGATTGAGCAAGAGAAAACTCTGCTGCATTGCGGCTCATTATTTGAAGCATAAGACGCTGACGTTCCTCGCGGGCTGATTCTGATTCCTTTTGCTGTGCCTTAATAGCCGAAACGGTAATAACCGTCAATGCTAAAGCTACTGCAACAGCAATAATGATGACCCCTACTTGCTCAGACATTGCTCAAAGTCTCCCGTAGTGCAGTGTACGCCTCAGCAATCTCTCGCAATTCTTCAAGCTCTTCGTGTATTGCAAGCTCTTCGTTAGGCTTGCGGACTCCGTATCCAAGCTTCTTTGCCATACGGATCACATTTGATTCTTTAATGACAATCTTTCCAAAAGCCGGAAGATTCTCAACATCGATAGCAATATCAATAACCCGTTCACCTTCTTTGAGCTTTGAGCTCCCAAAGATGTCGGCGTTTTTGACGCTCCCAACGGGGATAATGTTTGCAATTCGCACAAGTTTCCTCTCTGACGGCTACTTCCAATTGCCAAGAATTGGATGATTGCCGCGGTTTGATTTGTTTTTTTGGATCTGATCCCACACTTTGTCGGCGTGAGTTTTTTCACGGTGAACTTTACTGCGTTTACCATGAACTGTTCGTTTGTAGATTTCCGCTGCTGCATACGCAAACACGTCAACCATGTCGTCGTGTGCGCCTTCAGGGAATGTTGTGCATTCCTCAATGAAGTCTGCCGTGTCAGCAATTTCGGGAACCCAAACGCGATTCTGTTCTGTCATAGCAACCGCTGTTTCAGCGCGCGCTACTTTGTTGCGATCCGGCTTAAGCCATCTCACAACTACACCTGTCCGCTGAGCTTCTGCAAACAGAGACAGCGAAGCTGAGATCTTCTCAATACCTACCCAACGAGGCTTCCACGTCTTCCATGCTTCCATCAAAAGCGGCGCATGTTCGGCGTGCGTTGTGCGCTTGCGGTACATATGCAGCAAGATCAAGTCAGACGGATCATTGGGCGACACTGCCCAAATGCCCAATGCCGTGAAGTCACTGCGCCTGTTATTGGTGTACGCCGTGTCCATTGTGCCAAATATCGTGCACGAAGAGCGCGGGATCATTCGCTCACCAAGCTGGAAGTATTCTTCGCCGTCAATGGTCTTGCGCTGGTAATCCAAGAAGTTGTCGCGCTTGAACATGCCGCCACCCTGCGGAACAGGGCGCTGCTGATACAGAGAAGGCCAAGCAATGGGGGAGTCTTTCTTGATTCCCTCTAACGCTTTTTCGTCAAACAATTCAGGGCAAAGAGCTTCGCCAGGCCGACGACCCAAAATGTCTTCGTCCTCAGCAACAGCAGGCATACGCAGCCGCTTGATCCGCATACCAATTTCGTCTTCGCGAGACAGCAACCAGCCCATCAGATCATCGACATGCCAGCGAGACATGATCAGCAAGTATTTAGTGCCGGTGCCGCCGCCCTCACGACGAGTAATCCATGTTGTGTCCCACCATTCCTTCAAATGCCTGCGCATAGTTGGAGAGCGAGCGTCGTCTGCGTTTTTGATCGGGTCATCGAGAATAAGTAGATGACCACCTTTACCCGTAATGGGACCGCCAGCGCCTGCGGTATTCATGCCGCCGCCAGACACAAGCTCCCACCGCGCGGCTGCGCGCGAGTCATCTCGCAGCACCATGTCGTACTTCGGGCCAATTTCTTTAATGATGCCGCGTACATCACGGCCCCACTTCTCAGCAAACGTTGATTCATAAGAACCAAGCAGTACAGACTTTGGCTCCTGGCGAATCCTTTGACGAGTCAGATACCAAGCCGGTGTCCACTTGGAACACAACTGAGATTTGCCGTGACGCACCGGCTGGTCAATCAACAGCAAATCGCAATCGTCGTGATCGAGCATTCCAACAATTGCCTCAGACGTGTGCTCAAGATGTCGATACGCAGTCCATAAACCGTTGCTGTGCTTCTCTGCAAACCGGGCCGGGGACGACAGCGCAATCTCGCGCTCGATCATGTCGTGCAGCCACACTTGCTCCTTCTCCGGCCACTCCGCAATTTCCTCTTGCGGAATAGCGAGAAGCTCGTTAAGTAAGGACATTGTTCCTATCTTTACACACACGGTTGCGATAAACTGGATGGGGTGGCGAGACTTGTGCTTCCCGCCACCCCAGTTGCGAGAACTACGGAGGTTCCCACATGACAGATGCTAACTCTGGAATCGAACAGTTCTTCTCTCGCGAAGATTACGGGATGCACGCATGGGCAGCGTTAAAGCCGTGCAGCATTACCGGCGTGGGCCTTTGGCGATGCCTTGGGTGCCACGCTCAAGTCAGCACTTCAACACTGAGAAACAACACCTGGCATATCAGTGCTGGGCCAACTTGTCCCGAATGGGCGATGTCGCTCACCGGGCTTTACGACCAAGAAGAAGAAGGACCACCAAATGGAACTCGCCAACATCGAATCCGAATTGGAATTGCAAGTTGCCTCCTTAGAGCAGCAAATCGAAGCATCAACGTCGCAGCGATCCTCCTTAAACAAAGCAATCAAGTCGCTTCGGAGTGAACTGATCGTCGCAAAGCGTTTACTCAAAGCCGCTCACGGACGCAAGCGCCGCAGCTAATGGGCCGCGTTTACGCCATTGACCTTGGCGTCACCGGAGCAATAGCAACTTTTGACAGCGGACACCTACTGGCAGTTGATGATCTTGTCATCACTGGCGGCGCACTGTGCGCTGATTGGCTCACCGACTACATAGCTGGCGTGCAACGAGACACAATTGTCTGTGAATCCGTACACGCCATGCCTACGGGCACTAAAGCAAACTTCTCAATGGGCCTCCAGCTTGGAGTAGTCATCGGAGTCGCCGGAGCTTTAGACACCCCACTAAGCCGGATACTGCCGCGAGAGTGGAAGAAGCGCGTCGGCATCACCAAAGTCGGTCGGGACTCAAAAGACCAAGCTCGTCAGATTGTTGCACAACAGTACCCCGGCTTCGCCCCGCACGTCGCACGCGTCAAAGACCACAACCGCGCAGAAGCAATCCTGATCGGCAAGGGTTTTTTGCAGAATGGCTAAAGCCCGCAAGGGATACCCATTGGCAAAGATCAAAGGGCCAACGCGCACACGGAACATCAACGACCGGCGCAAGATCAAAAAGCCCGCAGTGATCATTGACGAGAACGGCGTTTACCCAGATATTCCTGTAAAACGCTCAGCCTATTACTCAGAGCACTAGGCAATTACGCTGGGGTTATGTAGTTACCCATCGGTAACTTTAAAGATCACGTTGGTTTCCATGCAAAACACCCCCAAAGTAATAAATATCTGTCTCACTTTCCCAACTTGCTCAGGAGCACATGATGACACGACCCGGCGATTACCGACCTGACAATCCATTACCACGCACACCCGACAATCATCGCCGCGGAGGAACAAAGCTCATTCCTCGCAACATGGGTAGACGCTACAACGAAGGTCAACGAAACTTCGGAGACAAGAAAGCTCAAAGGGAACAGGAAGCACAGTAACGCGAAAAAGCGTTTTTACTGTTTTATACCTCTCCGCTTCATTCTTCAGCTACGAGAGATTGAGCTACCTCGACCACTTCTGCATCTACGATGTCATCTGCTTCTAAGCGTGGGAGGATCTGCTCATCATTACAAGTGGGGGTATTCTTATAACTAATTTGAGAACCTCCACCGGGGCCACCAGGCCCCCCGGGGGGGCCAGTTGTCCCCGTGTGTTCGGCTCTTGTCCCCTCCCCCACAGTTTCTTTGTGTCGTAAGGCCGCAATTTTGTTTAAGACATCCCCTCCTGCCAAAGAAACGCTCGCCGTATGGCTTGTTGCTTTGCCCTCTTCCAGCCTTACGATGTTGACTAAGGTGTCGAGCAGTGAGGCCATATCTTTACTTGCTATTTCCACGTCACCTCTAGCAATTTGACCTAACAACATTGACGCAACATTGGCTGCCTGCGGTCCTAGGTCTTCTCGGTTGAAGCTAGCTGCAAGGTTGTCTAGGCTTGTCTTCCATGCTTTCGCTGTATCGGTGACTGCGGCTTTGCGGGCTTCGGCGTTTCTCGCACGCGCGAGACCGCCTTTGCGTCCTGCTTCTGCTGCCTTTTTTCGTCCTTCTTCGTCCGATCCGAACGGTACTAAGTTCTTCTCTGCGGCTTTGGCTTTTGCGGCACTTGGCATGATCTTCCTTTGCTTGAGTCTTCTTGCTTCGTACACGTTAGCGGTTGTGTCGCATCGCGTGGCGATGGCTTACTAGCTCAGCGCCTCCAGGGAGTCGCTGCCAAACATCGGCGTACATCATCACCCGAATGTCAGGGGATTCATACGGCGTTCTTCGCCCGCCGAATGAGTCCAGGACCCTGCATTCTGGCGCTGAAGCGCACCGATTTGTTTCTTGGTTCACGTCGGGGCGGCAACACCAAGAACCCGCGCGTGGCGCGGAACCCTGGCGTCACCTAACGGGTGACCGCCGAAGGCGCAAAACTCCGCAAGCTCCGTATTGCTGATCGGCTATGGAGTTCGTAGTAGTAGTGAACTTCCAGGGGATTTTATTACGGTTTTGAGCGTCAAGGGCCGTGGATTTTTAGTTGAACTTTCTATGGCAGAGCCTCCATCGCTATCCCGCAAGCGGTCTAGCGGGAGCCTCTAAGCCCTACAAACTTAAACGAAAAATCTGATCACTAAATGGGCGCTACGCCGGAAAGAAGAGCCAAGTAATCCGGCGGGCGCCCTTTTGCCCTTGACCCTCAAAACACGAAGGGGACCGCGCTGGCGCGCTACCAGCCAATCGCTGGCGCGATTGACGGTTCCCCTACAAAAAAACCCCTGGTAATTCACTCCTCCTACGGGGCTGAACTTTATTAATTCCAACTAACTAGGAGACAACATGACCAACAGAGACCCCTTCCTCAACAAGTACAATCTCAGCGGACCCGAAGAGTTCTGCAACACCATCGCCCGCATGGACTGGCACCTTCGCGACGTGATGAACCGCCTGGAGCA